GTTTGCCATCTTAACCAAGAGTCAGCAGATAATGAATCATTTGCTGTTGTGCAATCCATTTTTAATGATGTTGCAAATCCTTGTCCTGTTGGCACATCTGTGTCTTGTGTTTGTGTCCAAGTTCCAACTGTTCTAACTATATCTTGAAATCTATCCATAGTACTATAAGTACCTGAAGATGATGTAATTCCAGTAACACTCTGTGCCCTCTGTGCAATAGCCATATCACCATTGATGATAAGGTTTCTTCCTACAGGAGCAGATGCTTGTAATGAGCCATCATTATATGTAACCCCATTAGTTCCGTTAATTTTTACAGCCATTACTCATCTCCTTTTGGGTATTTAGCTTTGACTTCTTTTATATGATTAAGCCATGTTTCTGTACCATCTTGTACATCATGGTATTGCATATCTAGTTGTTCAGCTAATGGTTTGTATTCTTGTTGTCTTTGATACTTATATTCTTCAGGGTCTACCCAATTAGTAACAACAGTTTTAGTAATTTTTACAAGTTTTTCTTTTGCATCATAGCATAATACAGAACCATCTTCTTGCTCTCTAATTGTTACTACATCAGGGTATAATGCGTATATTGCTTTAGTATTCATTACGCTCCTACCTCCATTACTGTTATTTGTGTTACAGTTCTACCATCATAGAAAGCAGCATTATTATCTCTTGCCGACCTATTCCAATAACCTGTTTGTACACCACCTACTTTAACTTTTATTTTATAAGTAATAGCACTTGTAGAACTTGGAGAATCTAATAATGCACCTGCATAATTCATTTGTTGCCCTGCTCCAGTATTTGTAACAGTTTGAGCTCCTGTTCTACTATCAGTAGATGTTGCACTGCCAATTTCTGTACTATCTCTAAACAAAGAAGTATACAAATGGGCAACATCTCCATTTGTTCCAGCATTAGTTGTAAAACTAACATATATTTTACTGGTTGTTGCTGATGGAGTAATATCTACTGTTAATAAATCTACATAAGAAGTAGATGTTGTAGTAAGAGGTGTTGTAAGTGTTCCTTGTAATACTTGCAGTATTTTACCTGTACTTGTATTGCTAGTAAGTATTGTCCCTGTTTCAGCAGGTAATGTTAGTGTATTAGTTCCTGCTACTGCTGGTGCTGCAACTGTAATAGCTCCAGAGGTGTCTCCTGTTAATACTATATCAGCCATTACTCATCTCCCTTTGGGTATTTAGCTTTAATTACTTTAATATCTGCTTTCCAAGCATCAATACCATTGTGATATATGTTATCTAGTTGTTCGTTCCATGATGGATATTCAGCCTTTCTTTGATATTTATAAGTTTCAGGGTCTACCCAGTTATTAATAGCATTTAAATCTAATTCAATTTCTTTTCCGTCTTTATCCCAAGCATACATTTCTGTATTACTTTTAACTTTAGTTTTAACTGCTTCAGGATATAGTGTATGTATAGCGTTCATTATGCTGCTACCTCCATAACTGTTATTGATGGTTTTGCATAACCTAATGCACCTGAATCACTAGGGTTAGCAAAAAAGTATCTTGTACCACTTTCTAATTTTGCGTACATTCCGTAGGTTCTTGCAACAGTTGAACCTGAAGTTCTTTGTGCTTGTAGTTGTATTTGATTAGCATCATTTTGGTCATAGCTCATATCTCTTATTGAAGAATTACATTCTTGCCTACTACCTAAAGCAGTAGTATTAACATTTACACTATTTGTAATATCATATAATTTAAAAGCACACATTCCAGATTGATTATTTCCTCCAAAAAGAAAATTACAAGTAACTATTAATGTGCTATCTGATGCTTTAGGTGTTATTGCAACTCTTAAATCAGAATCTGGTTCAAAAAAAGCTGTACTTGTAGAACTAATTAATCCTGTATCTGCTTGAACAGATACTACTTGTAATATACTTCCAGTCCCTGCGTTAAAACCAGAACTATTTAAAGTTGCTTTTGTAGTACCACCTGATTGTAATTCTATAATTCCAGAAGTATCAGAAGTTAGTTTTAATCCGTTACTTGTATCTGCATTAATTATTGTAGCCATATTATAATACCACCCATCTTTGTCCAGTAGGAACAGTGACTGTTATACCACTAGCAACAGTAACAGGTGATACTGACATTGCGTTGTAACCTGTAGGTACTGTGTAGTTAGTTCCTATTGTTGAATTATTTATAAACATACCATTGGTTGCACCTAATTGTGGTGCGTTACCTGTATTGGTACTATCTTGAACTACAGCTTTTTCAGCAGGGTAAGTACAAAAGACATCACTTGTACCAGCTAAAGTAATTTTACTACCACTGTTGCTAGATTCTAATACAGTGTCCCTAGACAAAGTTGTGCCTGAAGCTGTATAAGTTCCTAAACCTACTTCATAGTTGTTACCACTTTTAATAGTGTAGTAGGTTGTATTTGCATTACCTATAGCAGCAAAAGATTGAAAACCTGCACTTGCTCCAGCTAATGTGACTGTGCCTGTACCTGTTGTCGTAGTGGTTTCTTTTACTCTATCTTTTACAATAAGAGCCATGATTTATCCTTACGCTAATTCTACAGTTAAATTGCCTGTAGTGATTTTAAATATATCACCTGCATCAACAGTTTTAGTAGCATCTAGTGCTGTGTGATATAACATATTGCCACCAGTAGAAGCATCCCATAATCCTATCCATCCAACTACACCCCATGAACCTGTAGCTGTTGGGAAAGTTACATCTGCATCTGTAGCAACCAAACCTGTTGTGCCTGAAGCAGTAGCAAAAGAAGCAGCAGTTCTAGCATAAGAACCACCAGAAACTTCTGTTCCAGTTCCAGCATCTGTTGGGTCTGCTGTGTGTAATGATACATAAGGATTATTCATCCCTGAAAATGCTGCACCATTAAGTGTTAAGTTAAGAAGTTTGACTTCTAAATAATCCGACATTTCAGCCATAATAATTTACCTCGTTGAGTTAGTTATAGTAAGTGGTTGGGCAGGGTATTCAGATTCGTCATCACTCTTGCGTAAAGCTGTGACTCCTCTGTCATACATACTTGCCCATGTTGCAAGTCTTTCATCATTCATCAAATATGGTTCAGCTTCACCTAGTGCTGCGTAAAGTAATAAATCAGGTGTGTTAGCTAACCAAAGGTTAGATGAATTAGTATCGCTTAAATAATCTGGTTGATGAAAGTAAACCATTTGAAGCGTGTAAACACTATCAGGGATTGGAGCAAATTGAAACTCTGCACCCAATAGTGTATAGCGATTAGGTAATCCAGATGTTGATGAATGAGCATTTCTAAAGAAATTACTTGTAGACAAGAATTTAATTGTTTGTGGTGGATTACCTTGTATATGTAAATCTTTCATAGCTACAAAATCAGAAGGTAAAGATACAGTAGCATCACCTGCTGTAGTAGATGCAACAGCAACTTTAATTAATTGTCTTATGCGTAAGTCTCTTAACAATCTATCTTCAGCTAATCTTATAAACTCTGGTATCTGGGTTGTTAAATCAGAACGAGCTAAATAATCAGCTATAGTCGCTTGTAGCGTTGTGTAATCTGTAAAAAATGCCATTTAGATTCTGCCCTGTTTTGTTCTAAAAAATCTATTGTCTGGGTCGTTCAACCATTTAAAAAAAGCCTTTTGGTCTAATACATGAAATCCTCTCATGATGCCTTGTTGATTTAACTTATCTATAACAGTCATTGGAATAGATGCTATCTTGTTATCAAATACATCATTACCCCATTTTGTTGAGCTATTGTTATATTCTCTTTTGTTTCTTTCAACAATGTCGCTTACATCTTGTACGACTTCCAATACTGTTCCATTATCAGTCTTATGTTCTTTGTAATTTCTGTATTCTACTTTTTTTAAGTGGTCGTTATATTTTCCCATATCAATCCTTAATAATACTGCCCACCGAAGTGGGCAACATTAATTTTTATTACGCTACTAATAAGTCAGCAACAATACAATGTGCTTTCTCGTTAGATACTTGTAAAGTGTACTCAACAAGCATTTGATGCTTCTCACTGTCACCAGTTTTAGCCAATAGAGTTGACTCAAATGGTCGTAGTGTAGCAACAGATGCCATAGTTGGGTCAAGCAATAATGCTTGTTCACCAGTACCAGTTCCACCATCAGCAGTCATAAATCTGTCAGGTACAACAGATAAAGTACCGAAGTCTGACATATAAACATCAGCAGCACCTACAATAGTAGACTGCTTATCAGCAGGAGCTTGGAAACGCTGTGCAGCGATACCAGTAAATGCTGATACTGCTTGTTTTTGTGTTGGTGGTACAACTAATAAAGTTGGGTTACCGCCATTTTCAAAACATGATTTAACTGCTTCTTTTAGTTTGCCTTCTTCAAAAGCACCATAGTTACCAGAACCTGCTGAAGTACGAGTAGCTGTTCCGTTACCACCGACTGGTCCAGCTCCTGTAGAGCCTGTATCTTCTGTAACATAGTTAGTTAATAACCATGTTTGAATAGAACCAAGAAGTCTTGCTGTACCAGCAGCACCTGCATCTTGAGCTACGTTACCAAGAATAGTTTTTTCCATGTCTCGTTTTAGTTCTTGTCCTGCTTTAGCAAGTTGGTAAGCTGTTTCTGTCTTACGACCTGCTTTATCAACTGCATCAAGAGTACCTGATACATGAACTGTTTTACCTTGAATTTGTGTTCTGTTACCTACGCGAGTGGTAGGACTATCAGAAGCACCTGAAGCATCAGCCCCTTCAAGTAAACCTGCTGCACTAGCTGTTGCTAGGTCATCAGTTTGCCATTCATGATATGTTGCTGTTGCCTTTGTTTTACCAATAGATGAAACTACTGGTGTTTCTGTTGGAGCAATGTTGTAGATAGTGTTAGATAAATCTTCTCTATCTCCTTTTGCTGTATAAGTTCTAAATTCTGCCATTGTTTTTCCTTAAATAAAGTTTTCAAATATAGCTGCGGCATCTCTGGCTGAACCAGTTTGCTGTAGCTTTTTAAGTTGTCTTTTTTGTATGTCGGTTACATTCTGCTTTACTTTAGCTCCAGACTTTACAGTCTTTGGTGCTTTAGCGACTTTTTTCTTAACACCAGCTTTACCTGCCATTAATTTGTCGTACTGTGCTGCTTTATGTAATACCAATACATGGCGAGAGTCATAGACTTGAGATAATTCCTCGTCTGTGAAACCAACCTTTTTTCCGTAGCTACGAATGTCGTTTCTGACTTGTTCGCCTTTCGTTTTGTCTGAAAACTCTGGTAAGGATTCTGCTAGTTTAATTTGTTCTTGTTCTACAAACTGTTGCATTTGAGCATCATTTTGCGTTTTTTGCTCTTGAGCAATTCGCATCCTTTCTGCTTGAACTGTTTGTAATTGTTCTTTCTTTTCGGTCATTTCTGCGACCTTAACTGCATATCCTACTGGGTCGTTCTCTTTCATTGCTGCTAATTCTGCTGGATTGTCATTTTGTCCATTTAAGAATTGTTCTATTGCCTGCAATTTTTGTGAATAGTTATCTCTAACTTGTCTAGCTTCAATAATAGCTTTGGCTTCTTGCTCAATGACTTTACGCTGTTCAGCTACTTCT